GCCATCACGAGCAGACGCTCAAATACTAACGGTTAGCTGCAGCTTTCATCCGCTCATACAGGTCGCGGTCTGTACGGAATAGCCGCGACTGCTCAGTTAGGTTGAATGAATCACGGCTGAATGGGTTCGCCATGCCTGCCGGAATGCCGCCAGTGCTGGCACCGGCTGATGGTGCGCCACTGCCTTGTGGCTTGGGTTGCTTTTGCATCCATGCTGGCAGCGTCTTCGCCCATTCACTGACAGGCGTGCGCTGGTAGCCGTCAACCACTACCACAGTGCCATCAGCATCGCGCTCGATCTGGTCGGCGCTCAGCTTGGTCTTTAGCACCATGTCGGGGTCATGCACGATGTCAGCCAGCGCCGTTACTGCTGGTGTGACCAGCTCCAGTTCGCGGACTCGCGCTTCAAGGGTTGCGATGCGCTGGTCCTTCTCCGTCGTCGCCTCACGGAACTGTTGCTCCAGAGCCTGTCGCGCTTCTTGATATTTGCCTTGTGATTCAAGCTGCTGTTGCTCGTGGTTGCGCTTGAACTCCAATAGCTCATTGACATCAACACCATCTGGCAACGCTGGCGCTTTCTTGGCAGCGCGTAGCTCAGCGATCAGCTCTTTATTCTTGCGCTCAAGCGCCTCTACACTGCGTTGCAGTGCATCGTTGTTGTCGCCCCCAACAGCCGCAGGCTCTTGGGTTTGTGTTTCATCAGACATGGATAAGCCGCAGGCTTAATTACGCTGGCATCGTAATGGCGCGTGGTGATCGTGTCAAAGCGTGAATGGGACACCCCAATCCGTGAGCCATGGAATCTGCTGATTAAGCAGTGCATTGATGCAGTAGATCGCCATGAGCATCTGTACCGCAGTAGCGGCAATGGCTGGCATGCGGCTAAAGCTCAGGATCTGCGGTGGTACGTTGCCGAGCTAAAGGACTGGATTCATTGTCAAGAAGCGGTTACCACTTCACCTTGTCCGCCCAATATGCCGGAGACATCTTGCCGCGAGCAATGTTGCTAGCGTGCCTTGCTTTGAATGATGCCCTTCTGGCCTTGTCCGCTGCTGACTCGTTTTTGCGCGGCGAGCTGCCGCTAACGCCTTGCTGACCGAACCGGATCAGTTTGACAGTCTCGCCTTCCTTGGCTAGTACCGCATGTGATTTGGTCGGATGGCCTGGCGTCCGCTTGGGTTTGTTGTAACCCTCAAACTGCTCGCCGCGATAGGTGATCATCGCCGTGGTGCAGGTTTCAACTCTGACCGCTTTTTAATGACCGCGTTGCCGGTTGACTCGGATTTGATTCGTACGATCGGATCATCCATGCTGCCGACACGGGTAACGCTACCGCCACCTTGCGTTGAGATGGTCGCACGTTCGCCACCAATGCTGGTGATTACGCCAAACGTGCGCGTGCCTTGATAGCTCCAGCTAACCCGGTCGCCGCGTTTCATTTCTTCTTGCCCCCCTTCTTGGGCATGGGCTTTTGAGGCTTGGCTGGTCCGGTGTACTTAGGCATCACTTTTTACCTTTGAGTTTGCGGGACTTACCGGCTTCAGATAGAGCAATGGCCATTGCCTGCTTGCGGCTTTTGACCTTTGGTCCCTTGCCGGGGCCTGGCTTGCCGCTTTGCAGTGTCCCTTGCTTGAACTCGCCCATCACCTTGGCGACTTTCTTGTCCGCCTTGATCGGCTTCTTTGCCATGCCGCCATTCCTCAATGCCTACCAGCAGGCTAGCGCCGTCTGCTGTCGCCCATCCTTTGTCGGTGTAAATCGCTGGCACCCATGCCTCGCCAGCCAATGCTTTAACAGGATCTGAGCTGACAGTAAACAGTCCCTCGTTGCGAAAGTGCCGCAGATTAGGCAGGTCCATATCGTTTGCGGAGTTGCTCTAAGGTTAACTCTGACCCATCATCGCGTACCAGCTTGGCGATGGCGGCATCGGGGCCGTACTTATCCGCCAATCTACGGAAGTAGGGTGCCTTGCTGCCTAATGCCTGCTGCTGCCGCGCCAGCACGTCTGCATTGGTTTCGCCTGGCATCTTGTCTTTAAGCCATTTGCCGTATGTGGTGTCGATTGGCACCTGACCGTCCTTGCTGGCGCGAGTAGCTGTCGTTGACGGCGGCAGGATGTCTGGATCAATGATTGGCACAGTGGTGCTGCGGCAGTTGAAGTGCTGCGGCGGCATCGGGCCTTTGCCGTACTCAAACTCCTTGCCGTCAAGCGCTCGGCAGATCGCGCTGGTGCGAGTGTCGAGCGTGGCAACGTACCTGTAGCGCGGCGTGATGTCTTGATTGGCCTCGTAGACCTGCTGGCTGGCGGTGTTGGCTACTTGGTTAATGCTGGTGCGTATCAGGGTGATGACTTGATTGTCTGCCACTGCTGTTGCCTGCCCGCCTGCAGCGATGAGCTGCTTAACGGTCTTGGCTTCTTCGCCAAATTGCAGGCTGCCGATCAACCGCTTGGCAATGGATGGCGTCGGCTCACCAGTGAGCAGTCCCTGCCGCACCACCTGGCTGAACCGCTCGGCCTGATCAACAGCGATACCTCTGAAAGCCTTAGTGACTACCTCGCCATTAGGCAGAGTGATGGTGGCGCCCTGCGCAGCGGTCAGATTGAACGTGGCCGGGGCGCCTTGCACTGCAGCGAATAGGTCATCACTCAGCGCCACTACGTTGATCTGTGTCGGGTCGGTGGTAACAACCGACTGCGCAAACTGCGGGCTGATCTCCACGGTGTTGACCGCATCCCGTGCGCCAGCCGGTAGCGCTTTGCGAAGCTGATCGGTCACGAACTCGGATTGCAGCTGCGCGATGCCCTGCAGCTCAGCCGCCGTAATCTCAGTTGCATCCCCTGCCCATGTGCCGAGGCTGTCCTTTAACTGCGCAAGGATTGCCCGCAGCCTGGCTGCCTTTACAGGTGCAGCAAGCTCGTCAATGGTTCGCAGTTGATTAACTGCATCAATGATGATGTCGTTGTAGGCGTTAATGATGCGACGCGCAACGCTATTGCTGTACCTGTTCAGGTCGATAACGTTACGATATAGCGCTTCTGGTGTGCTCACTGTCCATCAGACGGTAGATCAAGCCCCGCATTGGATGTGGCATCCAGCTCTTCGTCCACGTCAAAGTTATCGCCTAGCACATCGCCTTCAGCCAGCTCACGCAGCAGGGTTTCCTGGCTGATGGTGCCAGCGGTGTAGAGCGATAGCAGCGCAGTGATGTCCTGCGGCTCAAGGCGTGCGCCAAGGAAGTCGCGGTTGACATAGCTGCTACCGGCAGCAGTTGCATTGCCCAGGTACTGCGCATGAAACTGCAGGCAGTTGTCGATCATGTCCTGCATATTCTGCGCAATCACCATCATGGTGCTATCGCCCTGGCTGCGATCAATGCGCTTTGCCTCAGCTGTCTCGGCGCTCAGCTTCTGACCTAGCACTGCGGACAGTCCTAGCTCATTGATTTGCAGCGCAAGCTGCTCAAGCCTGCGGAATTGCGCGTCAAAGCTGCGACCGGCTGGCTCGATGTACTCGGCGCGGCCTTCAGCGGGAAATGCGATCGCTTCGCCGGGTCCGGCTGATACCTCTTCGGCTGCTGACGGGAACCCGTAGAACGCCAGCATCGGTACGGCTGAGATGTGCAGTTGGTTATCAAGGTCCGACTGCACCTGATAGGTCTTGAGGTTCAGCTCTGCGATATCCTCCAGCGGCGGGCGGGATTCCATGAACCCATGACGCTGCGCATAGGCAATGGTGAACGGGATCTGGCTAAGGCTCGTACGACCTTCATCAACGACGGTGAACTCACCGCTGTCGGCCTTGCGATGGATGCGGTACTCGCCAGGCGTCAGCACACGCACCTGCTCGACGGCCTTCTCGCCAAACTCGCCATCTGGCACCGTGACCACTTCCGCCAGCCGCAGCTGAGTGAGCACCTGCCTGCCTTCTTGCGTCTCGGTGCGCCAGCCAAGGATCTGCCGCGGCGTGTAGGTCACCCAGTAGGGTCTGCCGCCATTAGACGGTGCATCCACCAACGTACCAATGTGGCCATATCGCACCATCTTACGGGCGGCTTCATACGTCCACACATTGAGGTCATTGCCTTGCAGGTCTACGTCAAATAGCTGCTCACGGATGATGTCAGCGGTGTCATCCAGCCTCACTGGCTTGCGGGTGAGCATGCCCGCCAGCATGCGCTCAAGGCGGATGTAGTACGGCGGACAGACGCTACGGGATAGGCGGTTGTCGTAGGACTCATCCAGTTCGCGTGGCTCCTGCGGCAAGTAGCGGCGATGCTTCTTGCGCATGCCATAGGTGCCCTGCAGCAGATCTTCAATCAGCAGCCAGTGCGGCTCTTGCGCATACCAATTCGTATTCGGGTCGTTGACCTTTGCTACGGTGCGCTGCGCTAGCGGCCGGTCATAGAAGTTGTAACCGCTATACACGAGCGCTAACCGCTGAGAATGCCATCAGTTTACGGCTTCAGTCATTGATGGGCTGTCTAGTAGAGCCTGATGCCAGTGCTGCGGCCAGCACCGGCGTGCAATGGGTTGAACTCACGCCACACCAGGTAGCCGAGCGCGTCGTTCATGTGATCGAACCCTGCATCCTTGTCAGGTTCGCCCTTGTCGCTGTAGCACTGCAGCTCTAGGCATTCGATCACGCGGCGGCAACCCTGCGCCACCTGCAGCCGCACCTGCCCTTTGCCGTTCTCCAGCAGCGCCTGCACAGCTGATACCCGATCGCGCACTGGCGGGTTGCTGCGTGGTGACTGGTTTGACATGCCGTAGGACTCCAGGATCTGGATGTCGGTTTGGCTGGCGTTGGTGCTGCGGCTGCCGCCGCTTGCGTCTGGGTAGATGTAGATCTGCTGCTGCGGGTGCCGCCTGCGGATCTCTTGCGCCAATGCGTCGGTGTCATGCGCACCGGCGATCTCGTCAATCACCAGCAGGCCATTGCCAAGCCGCACGGCGATCACGGCAGACATG